ATATAAATCCTAATAAAGATATTTGTTCCGAACCACTAATAGTTCCTGTAGGGATTTGTGTATGAACAATATTATCTATTGTAGTTGTAATAGATGCAGATAAACTTGTTAATTCACTATCTGTTGCGTATGTTGAATCTAAAGAACCTGTAAATGATTCTAATGAAGATATTCTACTATCAGTTGAAGATGTATAATTGTTAAGAGAAGAAATATCTGTATGTGAACCACTTAAAATGCCAGTTCCACCAAGAACTTGTTCTGAAGATGATACCAATCCACTTGGAACATTTGTTAGTTGAGTAAAATCAGATGTACCACTTCCACCACTACCACTTAAAGCATATCTTGAATCTAAAGATGATGTTAATTGTGATGAACCTGATATTGTTCCACTTGGAATTTGAGTATGAACAATATTATCAATAGTTGTTTGTACTGATGAAGAATAAGTAGCAAAATCTACTGAAGCTGAAAGTAATCCACTTGGTAATTCTGTATGTGAACCACTTGTAAATCCTAATGCAGTTATTTGTGCAGAACTACTAATAGTTCCTTCTGGTACAGATGTAGATGAACTGATAAATCCTAAATCAGTAATTTGTTGTGAACCACTAATTGTTCCACCAGGTATTTGAGTATGTGTTATATTATCTATTGTGGTTTGTACAGAAGATGAATATGTAGCAAAATCTACTGAAGCGGATAGAATACCGCTTCCATCTGTTACTTGTGATGAACCACTAATCAATCCACTTGGAACATTTGTTAATTCAGTAAAATCTGATGTACCTGATGAACCACTTAAAGCATATCTTGAATCATACGAAGAAGTTAATTGTGATGAACCACTAATCAGACCCGTTGGAATGTTTTGTAGGTTTGTATTCCAATCAGCACCGCTACCACTTGCCGAAATACCACTTATTCTTGAATCGAATGAAGCTGAATCAGTAAGATATGATGATGTAAAATCATTTAAAGAAGTAAGAATACCAATTACTTGAGAACTACCGCTTACTAAACCACCTGGGATATCTGATAGTTGATTCCAAGATGAAACACCACCTCCACCACTACCAGTAGGTATTGTTACAGTATTTCCATCGGATATTGTAAGTTGGTCACCAACAATAGAAAGTATTTGAGAATCGGAACCTGTGTTATCTGTTGCTCCTAAATCATTTGTGATAGTATAAACATCACCAACTTGAGTAATTGTAATACCAGTACCACCAATAAAACTTGGAGTACCATCGATATCGTTATATCTAACTCCATAAATTGGACCTGAAGATGAAATAGCAGATGCGGTTATTGCTCCAAATATCGAATTAGAACCAGTAGCAATAAACGAACCTGATACTTTAAATTCCCCTTCGATTACCGAGGCGGTTACTACACCTTCTATCTGTTTACTTTGAATTAATGTTGCCATTATCTACTCACTATCTTTCCTTTTACTGAAAAATCTGTATTCACTATATCCACAGGTCTTAGTGTAATACTTTCAGTAAAATTAATTACTATATTTGTTCCATTATCAGTAACCGAGTAGATATCAGATGGTTTTTTTACACCTTGTAGGTATATATCAATATAATCTGATAATCCATCTACTTTTAATTCTTCGAATGTAAACTTTTTATTAGAAAGAGTAAGTGTAAACAAATCACCACTCAAACTAATCGAATCTGGTATATGAGTAAATATAGATGTATCATTTATTACTTCTTTTACCAGATTTTTAAATCTTTGTTTATCATCGAAAGGAGTTATAATATTTGGTTTGGATTTACTCATACTAAATCTATATCTCCCTCAATTTTAATCTCATCGTTGGTTTGTAAATTAAAACCAAAATTAGATTTTTTAAATTTTATATGCAAATCATTATTAACTTGTTCTTTGATATAATCTCTTTCAAGTATATACTGACCATTTATAAATATATCGAACCTCGCATGTTCCTTTCTAAATTCACGCAAATATGTGTTTAAATCTTTCATTTTTGCATTTTCCAATTTCCATATCCAATACAACCCATGAGTCATATTATGTGGAATCAACTGATATTCATCAGGTTCATGTACTTGTTTCAATATTTTTTGTAAATCTTTAATAGCCATTTTTATAATTCAATAAATTTACCGGTTATACCAAATTCATCATCATTTTCTAAAATATAACCTAAATCATTTGAAGTTGATTGTAAATCATCAGGATAAGTTCCACCAACTGAAAGTGAACCTGTACTAAAATTAAAATAAATTTCATTATCTTCATACGAACCGGTATATGAATATTTTGCGTTCGGAATAAAAACTCCATTTATATAAACTCTAAACCAATCATTTGTATCAAACACCCCAACTAAATCAGGTGGTAGTTTAGGTAACTCTACATTTTCTAATTTTACAGTATCAGCATCTACAAAAGTTGCTTCTTTTGAACCACGAATAGACATAAAATCGATTATATCTGAATACTCATTATATAATTGTTTTTCTAATTGTGAATTTGTAACACTACCTCCCTTTCCTAATCCCGTCAAATCTGTTTCAGTACCCCAAACAACTTTTTTAGGTCTTAATGATTTTTTATGAGTAGATTCGTTATCAAATTGTTCTGGTAAAAGATAAGCATAAACAGCCATTGTAAAGTTTGTTCTTACAATTCGTTGAGAACCTTCACTTACTTCTGTTGTGTTATCAAAATTGTCTATTTTTACTCTAAATTTAAAACCGTCTTTATCACCCCAATACTCATCTGTTGCATATTGGAAGGCTTCAACAATTTTATTCATATGTTCTGTAAAATCAGTCCAAATAATTACCTCATATGTAATATTTACATAATCAGGCATTACAACATCATACAATTCAACTGGTCTTTTTGTACCAGTCATAGCTGAAAACTTATCGTATTTGTGTTTTTTAGAATATCGTGATACTGATGGATACGAAACATGGCGATTCATTGTGTTTGCAAATGCATCATCTCTTGCGATTGAATTTCTTTTAAACATTACAAGAGGAATTTGTAATACTCCTTTTCTATCTCTTAAAAATCCATCTTTTTGTATTGCTTTCCATCTTTCAGGATTACCATATACAACTGGTATCTTTTGTTTTTCTTCAAATATTTCAACGGTAGGCAGTACAGTATCAATCATATGTTCTGCGATTGCTAAATCAACATCATATAATTTTACTCCCTTTCCTTTTTCAATACTTTCTTTTTTGTATTGTAAGGCTCTGTTTATCGGTTTATTTTTTAAAGGGTCTACTGCCATTAGTGATATGTCCTCTCATCTATTTGAATTTGACTTCTTCTTACCATAAATGCAATAGCCGTTAATTCAGTTCTAGCATCATCAAATGAACCATCAGTTTGGTCATAAATTTCAGGTGAACCTCCTATTAATTTAGATTCTCTAATATTATCAATTTCGTAGTATGCACCATCGAAAAGAATTACATCACCAATTTCAGGATATCCAACTGTTAAGTTTTGTATTGCTTCAGTTGGTACAAGAGTACCATTGATATCTCTAACTTTTGGAACTGAATAAGAAGTTTCTCTACATCTCATTCTATTAAATCTAAATTCTACTGCCTGTTGCTTATCCGCACCAAATCCTTCATATACAACATTCGTTGGTTCTCTATCAACTATTGCCATTAGAGTTGAAGGTGCTCTCCAAACTTTACCTAAAGATTCACCGTATAGATTAGTTTTAGTTTCACCAACTGATACTTTAAATAAAGTTACAGCAGTTTCAACCACATAATCTACTACTTCCTCAGAAATAGTTTTGATGAAATCCAAATCTTTTGCATTGAAAAACTTTGGCATGATATTATCCTATATAAATGTTTAACGGAACACGAGTCATTACTTGTTGTTGTTGTTCAACCATTGATGCCTCGTTTTCCATTCTTTGTTTTTTACTTACTTCATTAAGATTTTCTCTTAGTTGTTCTATAAGAGCATCTTTTTCTGTTTGTGCTTCTGCTCTCAATGCTGAACCATCTAAAGAAACCTCCGAACCTGGAATTGGTATTGTTGAATATTTTTCTCTAATTGCACCCAACATCTCTTTTGCCAAAGCGAGTGTATATTTTCTAATCCATTGTTTGCCCACATCATTTATTTGAGTATATTGTGCAAAATTATATCCAATATTTGAGTAATCTGAAACTACATTTGGAGTTATAATGGTAGAATTTTCTCGTCTATCCTTTACAACTTGATACTCAAAGAAAAGTTTATAATCTGTTGTTGGTATTGGAAATATTTGTATCTTGTTATTTACGAGATTAAATGTATGTGCCGATTTTCTAATTTGGTCATTGAATTCTATTTGTTGAATTCTTAACATATCCTCATAAATTGGCATCAAGATAAATTGTGCCGCTGGTGAGAATGAACCGAAACCAAATTCATCAATTAAGTTAAGTGTACCTTGTCCACTTACCGAATAAGGGTCAAAGAATCTCTGTATAGCAGGAGTAGTTTCGTAAAATACTTTAGTTACATCTATTCTTTCTCCACTTTCACTTACATCTCCCCAAATAGCCTGTAAATCGTAATCTTGCCTACCTTTATATAATTGAATCGAACCTGATTTAATATCAGTTCTACCACCAACATTAGCGAAATTACCATAAGTTTCTGCTATTGTTGCAACATTATTTAATTCCGAACCTAATACTGATTGTCCTGTGTAGTTTGAACCTGTTGGGTGTCCTTCAAGTGAACCAAGATTGTTTCTAATATTAAATTGATTTACCTGTGCAGAATATTCAGAAACTGCTTCTTCAAATACTGCAAAAAAGTTTTCACCTTGTAATTCAATATCAATTATAGGATACCCTAACCTTTTAGCACACCATGAAGCAACTTTAGGTGCATCTACTTGAAATAAAGAATCCGAATCATAAATTCCAAATGGGGTTGATGAACCTGAAGTAAATGTTGATGTTCCTGTCCAAATTCTTGCCTGAGACATATATTTTCTCCCTTAGTTATACAATTATACTACTATAAATATAAATTAATTAAAAAGGAGAGTATAATATAAAAAAAAGAGGGAAACCTTTCGGAATCCCTCTAATTTTATCATCACTAAGTAATGACCGTTAACTAAAATTTATCAATTATAGGTTAGATAAATCTTTAACATAGATTTTACCATAGAATTCTGGTCTTACCATTTTCTTAGCATATCTAGTCATTACACCTCTTCTTGGTGTAAAGTTAGTTGGGTCATATACAAGAGGTGTCATGATTAATGGTACATACGGTGCATATACAGCTCCTGTTTCAAGGAAGTTGCTTCCTTTAAATCCTAATAAGATTTCGTTAGAAGTCATATAAGGGTTTTTGTAAACAGTATATCTGTTAGCAATAGAACCAACAGTAGTTACACCAGCTGCGAAAGATGAAGCATCTTTATCAGCAGAAACTGTAAATCCTGGGATTGATTCTAAAATTGTACATACATCAGGAGAAGCAACAACGAAGTTAGCTCCACCTCTTAATGTTAATTGGTGAATCTTGTTCGAAACTTTGTTAAGTTTAGCACCTAAAGTCTGGAACCAAGAGTTCTTAGTATAAGCAGCTGAGTTAGAACCTGCTAACCAAGTTTGAGCAATTGAATCATACTCTTCACCTAAAGTTACTGACCAGTACTCAGTAGTTAATGCATTAGATTTTAACATATCTAAGATTTCTAAGTCAATCTCTAATGAGATGTACTCAGATAACATAGAAGTTAATTCAGCTTCTGCATCAATTGAGTGGTAAGCATTTAAGTCTTGAGCAAGTTCAGGTGTCCATACAGCCTTAAGTTTTCTTGTCTTAGCAACGATTGCTTCAGATTTCAACTCAAGGTCAACTTCTGGAATAGAAATATCAAATCCTGAATCAGATGAATCAGAACCTAATGCAGAACCAGTTGCTTCGAAATCACCTCTTGTGATATCAGTTGGTTCTTTAGCATAATAGATATTATCAATTGTAGATGGGTTAGCTGCACCATTTGCCTTAACGATAAATGTTACGTTAGTTCCATCTTCAGATGAATGTGCTGGATAGTAATCAGCAATTACAGAATCAGCGATTCTAAAACTTCTTACTGCATCACCATCGTATCCAGATAAAGCTGATAAAGCAACAGTTACTTTAGCTAACTCACCAGCCGCGATTGAAGCTGATAAAGATGAATCATAAGATACATCAGCTAAAGAAGCTGAATCCCAAGATGCAACAGATGCACCTGCAACGTTTGCTTCGTTTACAGTATAACCATACTGACCGTCTCCATAAAGACCGTTCTCAGCTGTTCTTGTTTGACCAAATCCAGCATCGATAGTAGCACCACCAGCACCACCAAATAGTGAACCAGCTGCTCCAGTAGATTTACCGTTGTTTGTTGAACCATACTTAAAGTCTAAATAGAAAATAAGACCTGAAGGTAAGTTCATTGGTTGTACACTAACGAATTCTTTCGATGCGATTTCACCGAAGATTCTTCTTACAAGTGGAAGGGCTACACCACTCCACTCTTCACTACCTGCTGATGTACCAGTCGAAGTAGCTTCATCAAGCAATTGTTTTGCTTGGTTTTCTAACAATACAGAAATCTGTGATTGTTCTCTTTCTTCTAAACCTTCAAGAAGTCCAGTTTGTTCCCATTTTCCCTTAAGTTCTCTTGTCTCAGCAAGCATAACTTGAGTTGGGTTCTTTCCTTCCATAAGTTTAGATAAATCAAAATTTGCCATTTTTTTATCTCCTTAATAATTTTGTTAATTAGCGAATGTTTGCAAGTTTCTTGAATCTATCAGCCATCACATTAGTTGATTCAGCAATTACTTCCTTTTTAGGAGCAGTTGATGCAACTGGTTTAGATGCGAATGATTCATTAATTTTTGCAGATTGTTTTTGTTTTTTCGTAGTACCAGTAAATTTGAATGATTCAGCTAAAGTACTGAATACCAATTTTACTTCTCTTACGTTACCTGTTCTGTCTAATGTCTCAACAACTTTCATTTTTTGTTCGTTAGTCAAGTCATAAGAACGGAATAGTTTGTTTGTGTAAAGAAGTTTAGCGTTTAACAAGTTAACTTCGTTGATAGTAGATTTAAGTTCTTTGATAGTAGACATTGCCTCTTCCAATTCAGCTTTAACCTCATCAAGTTCGTTACCTTCTTCTTCATCTTCACCTTCAGATACTTCGTCCTCTTCCTCTTCGCCATATCCCATTTCTCTTAGGATTTCGTTAAGGTCGATTTCTTCATCCAAATCTTCTTCGTCTGATACTTCTTCCTCTTCTTCAGAGTGTCCATATCCTTCTTCGTGTTTTTCCTCTTCGTGAGAATCAACAGCGTCATCAGCGATATCTTCAACTTCACCTTTTTCCTCATCATCAAGTTCTTCTTCAACTTCAGCTTCTTCTTCTTCGTGAGAATCTTCAGCTAATTCTTCTTCAAGTTCTCTAATGATTGATTCAAGGTCTAAGTCATCTTCTTCGCCTTCTTCTTCAGCAACAACTTCTTCTTCTCCGTCAGCGTTATATTCGCCTTCTTCGATAGATTCATCATCACCTTCTTCTTCTGATTCAGAAACAGATACTTTTTCAGTATTGTCATCTTCTGACCCTACTTCTGAAGTTTCTACATCCGTATCAGGATTTCCTTGAGCTAAGTCTGATGAAGAGTTTGCACCATCCGCAGGTTGCTTATTGTCTCCATCGCCTATATCAGAAGCATCAGCATCAGGTGCTTCAGCACCATCTGAGTACTCTTCGTTTACTTCATCCTCATCCTCACCTTCTTCAATTTCTTGTTGAAGTTTTTGAGATAAGATTGATTGTAATCTTGGAGTGAAAGCTTCTTCTAAAGCGATTTTGGCATTAGCAATTGCAGTTTCACGAACAGCTTTTGCATCAGCGATAGCTTCTTTTAACAAATTTGAATTTGCCATAATAGTTACCTTTCGTTTTGTTTCGTGAAAATATTAAGGGATTTTCAATAAGATTAGTTTGTAAAGGTTTTTTTGGTCACCTCACATAAGAATCGTGGGTATTCATTAACCTAAGTATAAAACCCACATTAGGTGGGTTATTCAGTATATAAATATACAATCTATAACAAAAAGGTTATTTTTGAGTAGATTTATTTTTATTTTGTGGTTTATTGGATTTTTTTCTTTTCTTTTTTCTAAAAAACATCATAGCTTTACTATCACCATTTTCTATTTTTTCTAAAATAGTTAGTTTTTGTTGTTCTCTAATTGCCTGTTGTTTTTGTTTTCTACGAATTGTTTTGGGTTTTGTGTAAGTTTTTCTATCTCGTAGTTCTTGTAGATGATTTGATTCTATTACACCTCTTTTGAATTTTTTTAATGCTCTGTTAATATCTCCTTTAAATACTTTAACAGATACCAATGTTTTGTTTTTACTCATTCTCCTTTATTTAATTGTAACAATGTTTTATATAAGTATATATTAAGAACCTTTTCCAGTTCCTGATTTTCTTCCTTTTGTATGTGTAGATACATTTATAGGTTTTTTACCTTGTCCTGGTGAATTAACTCCACCTCTACCTGCTTTGTTTTGAGCCGCTCTTTTTCTACGAGTTGCAGATTCTTTTTCTTTTTTACTCATAGTTTTTGCTTTTGCAGCTGGAACACATTTAGCATATCCACTCTTATCACCACTTGTTCCACATGGTGGGTGTTTTCCACTTTTATCTTTCTTACCAATATTAACCCACTTTGATTTGAACCAATTACGCAAATCTTCGTTAACAATGTTTCCACAATGGATACATCTGTTTTCTTCTATGATTTCGTTAAATAGTTGTTGGAGTTGCATTATTTTAAATTAGGTAATAAATCTATTAGTTTCATTGATTTAACTTCATCTATATATCCTAATTCTTTTGCTTTTTTAGCTCTTAATCTATCATCATCACCAGGTCTACTACCACGAGTATAATTAGGGTCTCTTCTAACTGCCATATCAATATCACTAGCAGCTTTAGAACCTAATTTTTCAATATCACTAAATCCTAAAGCAGTTGCACCACTTAATTCTTTTCTAGCCTTTTCTTCTGGCGATGGTTCAGGTTTTGGTTCAGGTCTTGGTTCAGTTCTTGGTTCTGATTTTGGTTCTGATTTTGGTTCAGGTTTTGGTTCAGGTTTTGGTTCAGGTTTTGGTTGTTTGTACTTTTTTCCAATTAAATTAGCTAAATGACCTACTTCATCTTCAACTTCTCTCTTATGAAAGGCTGAAAGTTTATCAAATCTTTCTGCGTCTTTTTGCATTTTCAAAGTTTTCCCATAAAGGCCTGACAGCATATCGGATACTTCTTCTCTATCGAGATTTGTATTGGAACGAAGCCAATCTCTCATTTCATCGTAGACCCTCTGAGTAGTTCCTATAAAATTATCATAACTTCCTTCTTTATTAATATCTTCTGCAGATTGTTGATACCAAATTTCTCCATCGTTGAACTCTTTTTGGTCGAAATCTATTTGATTATCACCCTCACCAAACATATCAGAGTTTTTTGGCATATTTCTATCCCACTCTTTTCGAGTATGTTCTGTTGGGTTGTCAATTTTTTGCGAAATTTCTTTAGCTATTCTACCTATTTCATTTTGAATTTCTTGGTTCTGAGCAGGTGTGATTTTTGTACCCATTGTATCTTCAGTATATTCTTCATCACCCATTACATTTTTATATAATTCATCAACTTTTTTTCGAAGTGAATCTACGTCAACATCAGATTTTTTATATCCTGCGTCATGTATGAAATTCTCAAACGACCAAATAACCTCATTCTCCAATTCTTTAAAATATTTATCTCTTGCTTCCGGACTACTATTCACTTTACCACTTTTGTACATATCCATGGTATTAGTTATATCACTCAAATAACCAGTTTCTCTATCACCACTAAAAGCTGGAGTTTTTGGAAGTGTTTTCCCATCCCAATCTTCTTGATTATCTTTTTTAGGTTCTTCTTTATCTTTTTTGATATCAGGAGAATGTTGAAACATATCTTTCCCACTTACTTTACCAGGCGATTTCTGTTTATCAGATTTTTCATCACCTTTCTTTTCAATAGGTTCGTGAGTTCCTGCTTTGATTGCATTATCTCTTGCATCTTTAGATTTGAATACTGAAGTTTTTCCGCTCTTTTTGTTAGTAGCCGTAAATGTTTCTTGTTCTGGTAATAAATCTCTTAGTCTCATAGCTTTTCCTTTATTTTGATACTATTTGATAGAGTTTTTCTTCGGCATCGGGTATTCTTTTGAATTCTCTTGGATTGATACCAAATCCTCTTAGTGCGTTAATAATAAATTTAGCGTAATCTCTTTGACCGATTCTTACTTCATGTTTTGCAAGTTCATCATAAAACTTTTTTTCAGTTTTTGTGTATGTGTGTATTTTCTGAATTACTTTACTTTCTTTCGTTTTAGATTCGTTAATATTTTCTCTCATATTACCATCGTAGTTCATAGCCCAATTATCAAATGCATCTAACATATGTGAAATTTCTCTTTCATCTTTATCTCCATATGCATTGTAATCAAACTTGTTTTGTAATTGACGAAGTTCTTTTTGTCCGAAGTTTTCGTATCCACCTTTTTGTTTCCACTTTCTCATTAGTCCTTTTTTAACTTTTGAGATTGCTGAACGAACTTGTGATGGTTTGAATTTTCCTTCGTTTACTGATTCTTTAATACCTTTTGGAAATGGTTTAATTAATGATAATACATCTCCTAATGAAGTTTCTTTACCATTTTGGAATTTTACTTTCCAATCAGTTCCATTAGACTTTTTACCTTTTATTAAGGTAACAGGTCTACCTGCAACTTTATATGATTCTTCGTTTACTGATTCATCGAATCCATATTTGTACCCGCCTTTGTGTAATGTATTTACAAACTTTGCTAAATCTTTTTTGTTTCTGAAAATTTGGATATCAAAGAAATCACTACCATCTTTATGTTTCTTTTTACCATCGTGGTAAGAAATTACATATTTTGATTTACCAACACCATCTTTTTGATTGTATCTTTTTTGTCCTTCGTTTACTGATTCACCGATTAAAGAATCTACATCATTGTGTACATCTTTCCACTTAGTAAATTTTTTATTACGAAGTGCACTATAAAGAGCGATTGTATATTTCTGTGATGAATTATGGATTCTTGATTTTACTAAATCAACTGCACCATATTGAGGTTTTCCTTTTTGGATTGAATCAACTGCTACTTTGAATGCTTTATAATCGTTAAATGCTTGTTCTTTTCTTCTATCTGTGATAACTTGAGTAATATAATCTTTTGCCTTACCCATATCACCTTTGAATTTATCTAAGATTTGTTGAGCACCTTTATCATTTCTTTGTAATGCTCTTTCAAAGTTTCCAATTTGAGTTTTTGCTAAACCTTGAGCGTTGAAGTAATCTCTTTTATCAAAGATACCATATACTTTTTCGAATGTTCTATCGTTTGATTTAAATGCCATATCTACTCCTTAACAGTCTCTCCAACCACCACCTTTTGATTTGTAATTTTTTGCTGCCCAACCATTTGCGTATGCAGATGGATAAACATCAAATTTAGATTTAGCTGCTGCTTTGGATGCTGCCCATTTACCTTTATCAGTAGGACAACTTTTTTCCATTAATTTTTCTACTTTCTGACCAAACTCATAGAGTTTCATTTCTTCTTCGTTTAAATCAGTTACTTCTTTAAGAGTAGTAGTAATAGTTCCATTAGAATTTCTTTTGGAAACCATTACTGGTGTTTCATTAATTGAATCACATCCACAATCTTCAGTAGATTCTTTGATACCCAATCTTTGTTTCATTTGGTCCTCTGTAATCTCTCCGAACTTATAGTATCTTGAAAGGATGTGTCCCATATCTTCGTATAATCCTGCCATTCTTTGGTCAAGTGCACGAGCTTCAAGAGCAACTTTATCGAATTGTTTACCCAACTTATCCAATTCACTCATGTTTCTCTTAACAGTATGTTTATCGAACCAATCTCCTGCTTCTCTAATAGCAAGTGTTCTAGCAGCCTCAGTAATTCCACCAAGTGTTTCTGCTACTTGAGTAATATCTGATTTCCTATCCATTGATTCTTGATACTTGTTGTAAGTAGAAACAATTTCAAGAAAATGTTTTTTAACCTCTGTTGATAGAGGTCTTTCTTCATTTTCTTTCATTAGTTGGGTTAGTTTCATTGTTCTCTCCTTAAAATAATTTTTTTAATTTTTTATCACCATAAACATCAGCGAAGTACCACTTCTTATCTTTCATATTGTATAAATATACATATTCTGCCATACCGTTTCTATCAGCAGCATCTACATATTTACCAAAATCTTTTAGATTACCTTTAGTTGGTTTTCCACTTTTGTAATATTCAATATCTTTATCATTATAGATTCCTCTTGCACCACCACTCTTAATTAACTTAAGAACATCTTTTTCATTCTTCATGTGTTTTTTAAGGCCTGGTTTCATATTTGATGGATAACCATCGTAGTGAACATATGCTGATGCAATCTTACCACTTCTATCAATGATACCAACTTGTGAACGAGTTCCTTCGTTGATTATATTTTCTTTAACAAGATTTGAAATACTAATTCTACCTTCTTTCTTCATATATTCTTTCTTATCAAAGATAGATTCGATTTTATCAGCAAAATCACTCATACCATTATCTCGTAGTTGTTTAGTTAGAGTTCCTACTGATTTAACTCCATCCCATTCAGCTGCATCTGAAGTTTCTCTACCCAATGCCGATGAATAATCATCTCTTTCACTATATGTAGAAGCATATTTTTTTCTAATATCACCCATTTTCTTGTCGAAATCTGGGTCTGATATTGAAGGATACTCTGGTCTTTTTGCAAGTTCTGGTTTATCTTCTAAAACTGCAATTAACTCTCTTGCTTCAGTATGGAAGTTAGAATTAGTTAATGCCGAATAAACAGCTCTACCCATTGCAACCTTATAATCTTCTTCACCCATTTTTTGAGGAGTGATGCCATATTTTTTGGAAATCTTATCAGCAACTTTTTCAGCTTGAGGGTCTGATTCTAATTTTGGTTGAGATGGTTCTGATTTTGGTTCATCTTGTTTTGGTTCTGGCCAAGTATCATACGGACCAAGTACTACTTCCATAGCTTTAGCTGTAATTTCTGATGTTGCTTCTTCATATTCATCATCATCTCCACCCATCATCATTTCACCTTCTGCATCTTCCCAATCTGCGGCTAAATCTTTTAATTTTTTTCTTTGTTCATCCGATAAACCTTCTTTTGATTCTGCATAATCTAATAGTGCATCAGCTGAACTTATTTCTTCTATCTCATTGTATGCATCATCAGAGTATGGTAGATATGATTTAGAAGGTTCTGAATTTGGTTCAGATTTAGGTTCTTCTTTATCTTTGTTGAAGATGTTTACTTTAGGTGTATCTTTTTTAGATGGGTCTTTGACTCCACCATCTTTATCATCTTTTCTTTTTTCATGAGTTCCTGCTTTTATTGCAGCATCTCTCGCAGCTTTAGATTTGAATACAGAAGTTGTACCAGTTTCTTTACTTGTAGCAGTGAATACATCTGCTTCAGTAATCGGTTTTAAATCAACAAGACCACCTAATTTAATCATCTTACTTTGTCTCCGTTTTATGTGTATATAAATCAAGTTTACCATCTTCGGTTAACTTAACTTCATAATTAGTTTTTCTTATATCGTTGTGTCCACCTTTGAATGGAGTTTCTCCTACTTCTCTGGTAACTTTACCCAACTTAAATTTATTTTTGGACATAAAGTCCTGTACATTAAATGCCATAATTTTAACTTAATTCTGTTATAATTTCTCTCATCATATCTTGTGCCTTACACCATTCGTTACAAACTACTGTTTGTTTTTGAAGTTGTTTATTCACAGATTCATTCATTGGCACCATAAATGCACCATGTGTAGATGGATTGGATACAAAATCCCAACCAATCAATTCAAAATCTTCTCCTACTTGTACTTTACCACCCGATAAAGGTTCTACCGAACCCATACCACGAGATGATATACCAAGAAGGATTCCTGCTTTTAATAATTCTTTTAAGATGTTTCCACTTGGTGTAGGTAATATCTCTACTGTACCAACTAAATCTTCACCATCCCAATGAATCTCTCTTACATTGTGAGATACATTCTTTAGGTTGATTACAGAAGAATCAGGATGGTCTAATTCACCCAATGCTCTTCTTTCTTTAATAAGTGTTTCGTATTTTTTTGCTTCTCTCATCAGAATCTCTTTTGGGTAGATTCTTCCGTTTTGATTTTCCGCACCAGCTCTTTGTAAAATACCCTTAACGATAGTTCTTCCACTATCATCTTCGTTTACTCTACCTTCGAATAATCTGGTTTCTATTAATAGTTTACTCATTACGCTCCCCAAGTTTTTCTTTTCTTAAACAAATCAAAAAAGATTGCTGATACCTCTTGTCTGATAATTTTTCGGATTAAATCCTTATCAGATTCATTGAGTTCTTCGTTGATTGTTCCTTTTTTAAAATTAACGATTTCCTCATTGATAATATCATACAACTCTTTCTTAGTCATTTTATTTTAATTTACCTTTTTTTGCATCTCTCATTAAATCTTCGAGTGCTCTAATTTGGTCTTGTATTGCTGTTGCTAAATCTACATTTCTGTATTTAGCTTGTTTTCTTACAGCCAACAATGCTATTCTTTTTTCTTCAGTAGAAGGCCCTTCGTTTATTGATTCTTCGTTTACTGATTCAAACTTGATTGATTTACCGTATTTTTTTTGTAATTTTTTAATAAGTTCTTCTTTACTTTTAGCAGTTTCATTACCTCTATCAAAACCAAACTTTTGGATTGGTTTACCTGTTTTAGGATTTAAGGCTGCAGTTAGTTCTCTGAATCCCTTATTATCTCCAACAATTTGAACCATAGTATCATTATCTACTTTGATTGGTTTAGATACAGTTCTTGCTTCGTTTACTGATTCTTCTTCAGAACCAAATGTTGGTCCTTCATGTCCTCTACCAAATCTTTCTGTTTTATATTCTTTACCATCTACTTCAAAAGAATCATCACCATCTTTTTTCGCTTTTGCTACAGCAGCTCCAAATGCATTACCTTCAGATTTCTGTCCTCTACCTTGCCAAGTTTTTTCAATCTTGTTAAAGAATGCCTTCTTTTCTTCATCAGACATAGAAGGAATAGATTTTCCAGCCTTTTCTAATGCCTTTTTAAAGAAAGTTTGATACTCTGATTCTTCTTGTAAAGTTTCTCTTACAATATTTTTAAGTTGTTCTTTAGTAATTTTCATTTCTCAATCTCCTGTATCGTTTTAGCGATTTTGATTAGTTTCTCTTTTATAGTATAAATATGATTATTTGTTCTTTTCCAATAGTTCTGAGAATCTAACTCGTTCATCGTTTTAATTTTATTATACCAATTGAAAAACTTTTCTACTTCTTTTAATTGATACTTTAATTCTTTTAAACCCATTGCCATCTTCTTATGAGGATGCATGGTTTCATCGTTTTTTAATTCTAACCAACGATTTACTGGTCTTTTTATTTTAGCTTCGTTTACTGATTCTTTTAAATATTTTTTCCAATCTGAAAATTCTGGTGCCTGAGGAACTTCTATAAAATTAGTTTTATACCTTAACTTAGGTTGTTTACTTAAATCATATCCTAATCGAACAGCAACTTTCTTTTTTAAATCTACATAAAAAAGTGCTCCATGATAATCAATTAAATACGCACCCTTTTTACCATCAATAAATCCAGGTATGTTTTTCAATAAAACTCCAGGAGTTGTAAGTCCTAAACCAGAATGTCCTGCAATATATTGTACAGGTGCATCTTTAGTAAGTTGAAAGTATTTATGTCCTGATTTTGGAGATATCAATCCTTCTGCAAGAGTATATCCTGCTTGAGTAGCAGTTTCTTTTTCTTTCTTCTTATCTTTTTTACGATTATTACCAAAAGCAAAAGGAGTATTATACCCAGCAACATTACCTGTTGTGGTAGCCTCTTCTAATTCTTGTTCTACTTCATCAAGAATTTCATCTAAGATTTCTTTAAGAGTTTTTTCCATTGACATTTTTTATCTCCTTAATCAATTCATAAGACATCATCAAAGCTGAAACTTGCTCATCGGTAATCTTTTTACCAATTTTTTGTTTTTTCAAAACATTAATTGTTTCTCTCAACTTGATTTTTGTAATCTTATCTTTCATTCCTTTATACATTTCGTGTAAAGAAGTGATAGTTTTGATTAATTCTTTTTCAAAATACTCGTTGAACTTTGAAGTGTTATTAACATTATTAATATACTCTCTCAATAAACCTTTTTGAGATTCATTTAAGTTTGTATATTTTTTGTTAAATGTTTCAACAAGAATCTTGTACGTCAATAATCTTAAATCTTTTTCTTGTTTTCTGTATTCTTCTACTAACTTATCTTCTTTTTCTTTTAATGTAGCTGGGGAATTAGATGAGATATGTTCTACAAGAGTAAGTTTTGAATCGAATACATCTTTAATATCAAGGATATCATTCTTTTTACCTTCAAATAGTTTGTGAATTGAAGCTAAAATTTTATAGTTTGTTACCGGGGAAGATAAGAAATTATTAATTTCAAAGTTTTCCTTGATAGCTTTTACAAGATTATACTTTTCTCGTTGAAGTTTTTTATAATCTAATTTAGTATGTGCCTCCAATACAACATCAATAAACTTTTCAGCCTTTGAATCTGTATTATATTTTTCGTTTATTAAAAGGTTAAATAATCTAAGTTCTTTAGATAATTCAGTACCTTTACCATAGAATTCTCTGATAATTCCTTTGGCCCTTTCCTCATTACCATTGATAATTTCAAGGGTAACTTGTCGAGTTAATAGCTCGAAAAGAAATCCTGTGTTTTTAAATTTTGAATGCTTTATTTTTCTCATCTTTATAATTTCCTATTATGATATAGTAAAAATTCCCATATATAAATATAAATTTATTAAGTTAAAGGAAATTTTTACTCTTCGAGTATGTTATCTTCATCTAACATACCTTTTATTTCATGTAAATACTTTCGTTTTGATGCAATACCACTAATATATTCTATAGCTCTATCTTCCGAAGTACGAGAACGCTCTTTTTTTCTTTCTTTATCCCCAAGTGGGTCTCTACCGTAAGGATGTTTATCTTTTCCATATGTGTTTCCTTCTCTTGGTCTACCACCCTTATCCTTAAGTTCGTTTTTAAGATTTTCTAAAGATTCCTCAATATCTTCTGGTTCCTCATCTTCCATTGCAGGGTCATTACCCTCATCTTCAATAGAACGGAATCTGAATCTATCTTTCAAATCATCTAACATCTTAACTCTTTCTTCATCTTGTTCACCTTCAGATAATTTAAAGATGTTTTCATAAACCCAATCTTTAGATAACATATTTAATCCTGCAATATCTTGAGCCAAACGAATTTTTTCTGACCAAAGGTTTACTTTTTCTTGTTCGTAAATTGTAGATGGATTAACTAATCCTAATTCAAAGTTAGTCATTTCAGAATCAGTAACACCCTGTGAATACAAATGAACAATTGCAATCTTAGTTAATTCTGAAACTACTGTTCTTTGGATTCTTTCGATTGTTCTTGCAAATCTCACATCTTCTGCAGCAAGAGTTGCTTTACCATTTACATTTTCTTCATATCCTAAATAAGCTTTTGGAATTTTAAGAGCCGCGAATAATTTATTTTTTAGGTAATCAATATCTTCGATAGTTGCGTACTCTAAACCAGCAAGGTTATCAATTGATGTACCACTATCACCACCCCTAACTGGTAAGAAGAAATCTTCAGTTAGGTTTTGCATATTGTACTTTAAGTTGTAATCACCAGTATTTCTATCAACGAAAGGAACTTTCTTCATTTTGTTGATAATTCTCTGCATATAGTTATCCACTTCTGTTGGTGGGATATTACCAATATCAATTTTGAAAACTCTTTTTTCTGGTGCTCTCATGATTCTATGAATTAACATAGCATCTTCCATCAGAGATAATTGTTTCCACAATCTTCTTCCATTCTCAATCATGGATTTACCATAAGGCAACCAGTTAGTATCCGCTAACAATCTAAAGTGAGCGATTTCAAAGTTTTCATATTCTTCTTTTCCATTCGGGTCCTCAGTAATTTTAAATTTTACTGAATTTGGATTTGATGGGTCTGTTCTTTCTAATCTTTCTGTATTGTAAACAGAGTGAGGAGTAACATTTACGATACCTTTACCTTCAGCGATTTCTAAACCTAAGAAGAAATCTCCATACTTACACATATTTCTTACCCATGGCCATAAGTTGAATTCAACGTTAAGGATATCGTAAAATAAGTTGTTTAATAAATCTTGTACTTTTTGATTATCTGAATGAACCAAGAGAGTATCACCAAATTCATTTTTTAGTGTTGATTCATCTGCGTATATATCGAGTGCTGATGCTAATATTGGGTCATTATCCATTGCATCATAATCACGAAAAACTTCTCTACGAACTTGTTGGTATGCCATTGATTGAGCACCACCAGCCTGTTCGAAGAAAGATTTCTGTAATTTAGTGTATCTATCTCTTAAAGATGATAGATTCGTTTGTTGTCTTTCATCAGTATCAACTACTCTTCTCTTACCTTCTTTATCAACAGTAACAACTGCTTGAGTACGAAAGAGTTTAGTTAATCTACCAAAAAATGAAGTATCTGCCATTTTATTCCTAATTTAAATTATAACCTTTATTTGTTTGTTTTTACCATGCTCTACATGACCAGTATCTAGCTTTGTGTCTTGGGCCTGGATTATCACAATTATGTCTTGCTCTAAAAGATTTTCTCCTTTCAGGGTTATTCTTTTTGATTGACATCGTTTTCTCTCCACCTTTTCCTTTATGACCAAAGTTTACTTTTACTACATTACCTTGGGGATTTTTAACATATACTTTGAACTTTTTAACATCACCTTGCATTGGTTTACCAAGTTTTACTGTTCTACCTTGATATTCCGCTTCGTTAATATCTGGTTTATACGATTCCATGAATTCTTTAAACTCTTTGATATCGTGATAGTTTTCTACGAAATATTCATTGCAATATGATTCGTTTTCATTAAGTAAGTTTTTCATTGAAATCATAATATTTTTCTCCTTATAATATAAATATAGATTTATTTAATTAACCAAGTTAAATCCTCATTTGTATCACCAACTCGTTGTTTCCATGGATTTTCTTCGAGTGCAGAATTACCACCAAATCCCATACCTACTATATCTAATTGATGTGCTCCAATACCACCCAATGCTTGTTTGGTTAAATCAATTCCCTCTTGTCTTAATCTTAATGCTGTATCACGAACCCAAAGACCAATTGCAAATGACATAGTTAAATCATCATTGTATCCAGTCATTGCTTCTGCTCTATTTCCTTTCCATATGAAAGTGAATAATTCATCGATTAATCTTGATGAACGAACTGTTACTGATTTATCTCTAAAATAATCATCCAACTTTGATATAATCAAAGGTCTTGTTTTGGATGTAGTACTAAATCCTGCAACCATACCTCGTTCTTCGGCACGGTATCTATTTGATAGTTGATGTTCAACATCTACATATTTTAAATCCTTACTCATATAGAATAAGTTCTGATATCCTCTATCAATTACTTGTTGTATAACCGCCCATCCAATGTTTGCATTCTCAATCACAAGTAATGCTTGATTATAATCTGTTGCAAGTGATACAAGGAAGTTTCCAAAATCCTTTGTATCTAATTTACCTTTATATTCTGCTACTTGAGATGCTTCTTCAACATCAAAAACATGACAAGCTGAATAATCCGATGAATCTCCACGAGCAACATCGGCTACAACCATGTAAGATTTATTGTAGTTTGGGTATTCCCATTTCCAAAGGTTTCCATCAAATCCTGTCTTTTCTATTGGTTCTTGACAATAAGATTCTTTGTAGAACATTAAAAGTTGTGGGTCTATTACAGTATCACCAGAAGAAACGAAATCACAATCACATTCTTGTGCCGCTCCCTTTGGTCCTAATAGTTTTTCCTGTTCATCTCTCCAATCTTGGTTTCTTTCAGGATGAACTGACCAATGTAAACGAATTGTATTGAATCCATTTTCTTCTTCTTCTGCACCTACCCAAGTTTTGTGAAAGAAATTTCCGACACCATTGGGTGTAGAAAGAATAATTGCATTACCACCAGTAGATAAGGTAGATTGAGCCGATACCCAAATATCCTCAATCTTATCAATAAAAGCAGCCTCATCAAATACTAAAAGTGATAGTGCTTCAGAACGACCAGCATCTCCAGCGGCTGAAGTTGCTTTTATCTGAGAACCATTTGAGTATCTTAGGGATAATTTGTTATCTTCTACTGTTGTTTGTTTTAACCACGATGGTAAGTACTGATTCATTACACGAACCTTCGTTACAAGGTTCTTAGCAACTTCTTGTTTAGTTGCAATAACTAATACATTAAAATCTTGATTGAACAACATTTTCCATAATGCAAATCCTGCAGTTAAGGTTGAGATACCTGTTTGTCGAGATTTTAGAATTATATTGTATCTGTGTTCATTGAATTGGTCTAAAGTTCTTTCTTGGAATGGATATAAGTGAAAAGGAATTTTGCCTCGGACTGGATGTTGAATCATACAATACTTCTTCATGAAGTGTATTGGGTCTTGAGCACATTTTTGATACTCAAGTTTAATTATTTCCTTTAAACTTTGTTTAGCCATTTTATTTTTTGCCTAATTTCCAATATAAAGATGTCCCAACGAATGGTTTGTATTCACCAAGTTGATTTGATAAACCTATATTTAATCCATAGATATTCATCTTCTTAGTTTTTAACAACCCATTAACACTAAAACTACCAAAACCATTTACTTGGTCAACACCAAGTCCTAATCCGTAATAAAATTCATTTTTCGGTAACTCTTTTACAATTGTAGTGTTATAAACAGTTGGAATTCTAAAGAACCAATCAATTTCTCTTGATTGAATTGTATTTTGTGAGATTACATCGGTAAGAATACCATATCCTAAATTACTTGGTGGTCTATTACCAAGAGAATCAGTAACTTCCGTTGGAAAATCATAATCAAGTTGTAAGGTATCTGTAACTTTATAAGATGCGAAATAATCTCTTACAATTGCAAGTGAATCTACATCAGCAGGTATTTCCACTTCTTTAATTACTTCTTTTGTTATGTATTTGGGTACATACTTTGTTACCTTTACTTCTTTTTCAACGTAAACTGTATCAATTTCTTGTTTTAATAACTCATAATCCTTACCATCTACTTTTACAATTTCTTTATCTTCAAAATCAGTTCCACATCCTCTCATTAAGAAGATAACTGATACCAAAATAAGGATAAGTAGTTCTTTCCATCTTTTTGAAAGTAAATTAAATATAATGCTCATAGTTTTTTTCCTTTAATTGATTAAAGGCTTCGTTTCTTTTTTCTACAATCACCTCTAATTCTTTTTCTCCGTTGTCTATCATCTCTTGAATCTCTGCCTTTACCTCTTCAATTGGTTTCGGTAGTTTCCAAGTTTCTGTAACCTTACCATCAGAACCAATCATTTCATATTGTTCTTTAATTTCTGATAAAGATTGTTTTAATTCTTCTAATTTAGTCTTTCCATACACAATCATACGAGTTGCAATCTTATAATCTTCATATGGAATCCATAACCCTGCCATTTTTATTTCGTGTTCTCTATCAACCGTACAATTTAAACAAAATCCACCTTTTTGGATAAATTTTAAATCTTTTTCACTTTTTTTAAGTGTTTTACACTCCGAATTCTTACATTTTGATTTTTCTTCAAGATATTTTCTAATTTCTTGAAGTGCTTCTGAGTTTTTACCTGTTTTTAAGATATAACCTTCCTTTTTCTCATATCTGTGGGTTTCATCTTCCCAAGTATCACCAACTTTTCGTTGTTCTTCAGTTTTTGTCCAACCAATTTGAGTATTTTTATCATACTCACCAGTATGAATCATATCTACCAACTTTCTACGAGTTGGATGCATATATTTTTTTTTGAAATCTTTACCCATTGTTATATATTAGGTTATATTATTGTATATAAATATATAATAATCGGAAAACCGATATTTTTAGAAGAAAATACCAAGTATTTGGTTTACTGATGCAAATGTACCTGTAAGTTTGAAGGTATTTCCATTATATAAGAAAACTATACCTTCATTCGGTACTATTTTTTTAGAACCTCCAATAGAATTTAATCTTTGGAGTTCTAATTTAAGTTTTTCTATCTTTTTTGGGTCTCCTGATTTCTTAACATCCTTGATTGTTTTATCAATTCTCTTTTTCATATCACGAACTGCTGCATCAGGGTTTACAGTTAGAGCAGATGAAGTAAATTCTAACACTTCTGCTCCTAATCCTAAGAAAATCTGTTCAAACTTCATTAAATTCTGTTTAGAAATCTTCTTTTGGTCCTCTTTATCTATCTTTTTAGCCCATTCAAGTGTTTTAGAATCAGTAATATTCTTATTATCTAATCTAAACTTCTTATCCATGAATGCCCATCTCTTAACTAACCCCATTTTAGTTTTGTTATCAAGTGTTGATGGTGAATTTTTATCAACCCATTGTTCCCACCATGCTTGATGGTAGTTTGCAACACCATCCGTATCCTTTAATCCGAATTCTTTTTGTAATTTAGAGATTTGAGATGAATATTTACTTCTTTTCTTTGATAAATCGGTAGATTTAGGTAGTTTTACAACAGGTGGGCCTTGAATCGTATAATTATCTTGTACATCTTTGTTAACTTGTTTAATCATACCTGCCAAGATTCTTGCAGCCTCACCATTTTCACCAATTGCAACACCCTCATCGTTATATTCCATCGTTCCATGGAATACAAGTAACGCTTGACCGTAAGGAATTACATTAACTGATGTTGGATATATCACTTCAAGGTTCATAAAACACGCACCTTGTTTAAAAATCTTATCTCTTTGTTTATCGTTAAGAGAAGATATAGCATTTGAAAGGTCTTTCATTGCATAGTTGTAAGCATCTGATAATCCACCTCTACCTTGGAACTTATCTGATACACCTTTGATATCTAATGCGTTCTCACCTTTGTTTTTAAGGTGTCCTTTGTTCCTAGCTGCTACTAATCTTCCATCTCTCCATGAAATTGCAAGAGCTTGACCATCAGTTTTCTCTCTTGTAAACTCAAGTGTACCTTCGAGTGCACGATTTACGATATCTTTTAATTGTCCAAAGGTTAAATTGATATCAGTATCGAATGGGTGAGACATATGTCCATACGCACCACCTTCTGTAATGATACCTTCTCCTAATCCACCTCTATCATGTTTAGAAAACTTACTTAATTTATCAAAATTTGGATGAGATTTTAAATCAGATTGTTTCTTAGGTCTCATATCAGATAGTTGTTTGTATCTCATATGATTTTTTACTATATAGTGAACCGTATCTACATTACCACCAACTGATTCAATCCATTTTTTGTACTTATTTACTAAATTAGCAGATACTTTCTCATGTCCAAAGTGTGTGATATGTCCTTTCTTTGGATGAATTCCCGCAGTTTCATCTTTTCCTATATCGTGGAACATTGCTGCGATTGCAATATCGATATCATCTTCTTTGATTGAACGATTTACAACTGTGATTGTATGTTTAAGTACATTCCCTTCAGGGTGTTTATCAATTCTCTGTCCAAAGTTCTTTAAGTTATACACTCTCTTTTGTAAATCAGATGGCATTTTCTTAAAGAGTGATTTGAAATCGGTGATTCCTAATTTTTTAAGTTCTTTACCTTCTCTAATTGGTTCATATTGATACTCTTGATTTGAATCAGTATTATTTCTTTGTTTCTTAACTCTTTTTTCGATTCGTTTTAAATCATCTTTAGATGGATATCCCATACGAATACCACTTTGACCAGTACCAACTCCTACTTCCTCTATGGTTGCAAGTTTTGTGTAGTATTTTGGGTCCTCGAATAAGTGGTCTTTAGCGATATCGTATGCAACTTTTACATCTGAAGTGTGTTCCATTTCAACTTTAACACCTTTTCCTGCTTCTTTCTTTAATTCTTCGAAAGAAACTTCGTGTTTTTCTGCAATATCTCTTAAACTCATACCTTTTGCAAGTTGTTCAAATGCAAGAACAGGGTTAGATGTTTTAAAATCATCCTTTCTCATTACTGTTTTTGCAATAATCTGATTTGCTTGTTTAACAAATGGAATATTGATATCATGTCTTTTATCTTTTACAACGATTTGTTGATATTTTTCTAAGAATTCTTTAAATTTCTTTTTATACTTTGATAATCTTTTAAAAAATCCCGTCAATTCTGCATCAGAAATTTCTTTTCCATTACGAGGGTCGTTCAATCTATCGAAAAAATGTTTTGTGAACTCAATATCTTCTGGTGATAATTGTTTCTCAGCATATTTTTCAATCTTATTAAGAGTAGATTTAGACATTTCATTTGTTTCTTTTGGTTTATTAAATGAAATGTTTGATTTGTTATCAAATTTATCTACTTCTGCATCTCTAAGTTTAGGTAAGAACTTAAATCTTGCTCTTTTTAAAACTCTTTTCTTTTTTCTAAGTACATTTTTATGAACTACCTTTGCCTGTTGAATAGTTAATTCTGCTTTTGTTTTACCAGGAAACAAATCTTCCATAAATTCTTTGTAAACTTCTAAGTATGCTTTTTTGTATGCAATCTTTTTAAGTTTATCAATAGATTTTCTTCTTTTCATGGTACGAGCTCTTCTTCGTTGAATCTGTGCTCGTTTACCAGCCATTTTAGCCTTTCTTCTTAGTAAATCTGCTGGTCTTAACTTTCCTTTACTTCTTTCATCTATATCTACATCTTCAGATAATCCCATTTTTTCTTGCCAAGAATCAAATGCATCAAAATCATATTCTTGTTTTTGTGAATCCCAACCACAAGAATGACATAAGTATTTTTCAGTATCTTCTGATTCTATTTCCCAAGAGTGATTACATTTCTCACACTTAACTTCTGTTCCAGCAATAGATTCTCTTAAACCAATAGATTCATTCTTCATCATTTTATCAACCAACCCTACATGAGATTCACCTGCTATGACAATTGGTATTTTTCCTTGAGAAGATAATTCTTTACTTTTTTTAATAAGGTGTTCATCTCTTGTTTCATTAAATGCATCTTGAATATCACCTATCTTTGTTTGTTTATCTTTGTTATCTTCTGGAAATGCTAAACGATATAATGTTCCTTTATCGCCACTTCCTTTCCAATCATTTTCATCACTTGGGGTTTCACCTGTTGGATTCTCCCAATTTTCTATTGGAGGAAATCCTGCCTCTTTTGCTGCAGATTGTATGTATTCTTTTCCTTCATCATCTAAAAAATCATCAGGACTCATGGTATCAGTTCCTTCACCCTGTCCAATCATACTTGCCCAATTACCTGCATTAACTTGTGATTGATTAAGACCAGTTTTTTCCATTTGTCTTTTATACAATTTGGATTGGTCATTATGAACATCCATTTCATCACCATCCCATGTATCAATACCTGCACCCAATTCTTTGAATTTAGGAACAGCATAATCCATTTCATCATTGAATTCTAATTCACCATTATCTCCAGTTGCACCACCTTCACCTACGAATACAATATCTTTCCATCTTTCTTTTGGTATGTTCTTTTTAACATCATCAAGGATATCATCAACCATTGCGGTTTCTCCGTGCTCCGTTCCATATACTTTACCACCACCATCTAAACCAAGATTTTGAATTTCTTTACCAGACTTTTTTCCTTGTAAAGTTGTTACTTTTGATTTTGGTTCTTCTTTGGGTTGTGGTTTTTCATTTGAAGTATCTCCACTAATCTTTTTTTGAATCTCTTTTTCTTTTTTTACTTTATTGTCATACCCACCTTGTTTTAAAGATGTACCTTGTTTTGGCTGTGGTTTAGTTTTACCATCTTTATCTAACTCAATATATTTTCCACTATCATCTTTTTTGAAAGTTGGGTCATCTTCACCTTCTTTACCTTTTAGTTTATAGTTACCATTACCTACATGGGTATATTTCTCATCTTCTTTTTCATCTTCAAATATTGCTTGGAAACCTTCTTTCATCAATCTAAAGGTTACTACCTTTTTACCATTGATAGTTGGCATTCCATGTTCATCTTTACCAATTGTTTTTACAGTTACTTTTTTATTTTTAAATCTACCCGTTAGGATAGTATCACCAACCTTAACAGGTAATACAATATTTTCGTTTAAAGAATTTTCAAATTCATCTTTCAATTCTTTATCACCTTTTGCTAAATTACCAGATTGATTTTTATCTTGAGAAATATCAGCTTTTGCAGAAATTGATTTTACTAATTCATATCCAGCTAAAGTTGCCTTACGGGTTGCATGTTTAAACCATTGTGAGTATGCACCACTTGAGTAAATATCTATCTGGTTGTTGGGAGTCATATTACCAATAATACCTGCTGGAAAGAATGAAGTTGCCTTAACAGGTCCATTTGGATAGTTTGGGTGGTCATAATAATCTTCGATTTCTTGTGTGGTAATCATATTAAGAACTTCCCAACCTATTTTCTTAGCTCTATCTATATTTACCTTTGAAAACACATCGTAATTTGGAAAAAAGAAGCTTGGCCCATCATCAACATCACTTCCAGCGTTCCCACCTAAGTTAGAACTCTCATTGATGAGCCATTCTTCAATTACTTCTTTAGGAATCTCAATTCCTTCATTAAGTTTATCAGTAATCATTTTGAAAATCGTCATATTGAACTTTCCATATGCACGATTCTTAAAGAAGTTTTGTTTTTGTTCATCCGAACCAACTGATAACCCATTACGAGTTTCAGTTCCACTTATACCCCTACCTTGTGATGGTGAAGCATAAACATATCCACCCTCTTCATAACCAATTTCGGCCTTTCCTTTCCATGGTCTAAAATACTTTCCACCTAATCTACCAGAATCTTTCTCACCAACAACGGTTACGAAGGCAGTTGTTTCTTTATCGTATTTATCGAGGATTTCTTTCGGTGCATAATTGTTTCTTACCTGTACTATTTTTGATTTAGGTATATTGAACATCGTAGTCATGATTTTCACCTTCTCTTTGAAGTTAAAAGGTGATTTGGGTTTTTCTACTTTGTTGGAAGTACTGATAAAAACATTATTCTTACCGAATTTTTTGACAAGGTGTTGGTATGTGCCATAGTGTCCTTTATGGAATGGTTGAAATCTACCACCATAAATTACTACGACCTTTTTAATAGGATTTTCATCCTCTAAGAGCATTTGCTCTACGAGATATTGTGAAAGTTCATTCATATTCAATATACCTTATCAGTATATAAATATAATATGTTTAAAGATTAGTGATTCTTATAAATGAAAGGGTCTCTTTTACGAAGTTCTTCTAATCTTTTTTTATATTGCTTATTTAACTTTCTTTTTTTTAAGTATTCTTTAATTTTTTTTATCAACCACATAATTTTTTAAGTTTGTTATAAATTCTCTTTCAGTATCTTGTTTACTTTCAGCATATTTAAAAAGTAAAGATTGATTATGTATAAGTATATCTTTAATTGAATCATACCAATTATGTATTTCTTCAGTTGATAACGAATTTAATCTTAGTATTTCATCAGAAATCATTTTTATTCTTAACGCATCATTATGTTCATTATCATACTCTTCATTTATAAAAGGTGAAAATGTTTTAAAACCTATATTTCGTAATTCTTGTAATGCACCAGCTTTATTAACTTGTATAAATGGTTGTAAATGTCCTATTGGTTTCCAAGTTTTTTCTGAAAGGTATAAACCATCTTCATAAAAATTTGTTTCGGTACAAATATTAATATATGAATCTAAGTAAGGTTGTTTGTTTTCAAAATTAAATCCCCAAACAGAATTTATATCATCATAATCAATAGTTTCTTTTTTATTGTTTATAATATCAAACGATTTTTCGTAAAGTTCCTCACCTATAACATCACCTGCATGATGTAAGTAAAATGATAAATCATTTTCTCTATCAAATAAACTTATATCATAAGAAACCAAGTTTTCTTTTATAAAATCTAAACCTAACAAACATAACAAAATCATTCGTTGAGGTCTTAATCTTCTATTCATCAATAAAAACTTTGTTTTACGAATTTTTGAATCTAAATCTTCAGATTTAACAATACTATTTTGTTGGTCGATATCATCCCAAAATTTATAATCAACCCCATCATAAATCTCTTTTAATTCTTTTGATTTAAATCGTAAAGACCATGGCCAGTAAACCATTTTTACTTTTTTCGGATTATGGTTTCTTACTTTTTTATGTAATGTTTCAATATCAACTGCGGATGATAATAAAATTACTTTATTTTCTGGTATTTCATATTTTTCTAATACTTCATACAAATTAGAGAAAAAATCAATAGGAAATACTCCCTCAGTGCCATAGTTTATAATAAGATAAAAATTATCATTTGTTTTAATGTTATTTAAACTATCTTTCGAAATAAAATCTATAAAACAACTTTCTGAAAATCCTCCAAATTGTTTTCCTAAAAAATGATTAAAATTACCAAATGGCTCTACGAGATAAAAACACACATCATTTTTATATCTTGTATTATTTAAGTAATCATGTATTGTTAATTTATTAAACAATAAATGGTCTGAATTTAAAAATACATTAAATACAGATGGTTGTACAAAATTTTTAAAAAAATGATTTTGTAATTCAAAATCTGATACGAAATCTTTTTCAAAGTATTTTTGTGAATAATAGTAATTTAATGCATTAGGAATCCAGTCATTTGGTCCTCTAAAATCATAAATTATATTCAGATTTTTTATTTTTTCAACTTGCATAATACAATTCAGGATATTCTACTAATATATGTATTCCACCTTTAGATAAAGCTGTTTTGTAAGCAGGCAATATTTGTTCTGATGATTTTAAATCTTGAATGGTAACATTTGTTAACATTTGTTTGAATGGTTCTGTATAGTTTGCTTTGTGTTGATGGCCAGGGTCTAATGGTTTATCAGAACCTTTACCAACTCTTACAATTACGTTTGGTTTCCACTCACCATCAGACATCGCTTCTAACTTATCCAAGTGATTAATAAGTTGGTTTGCTGCAAGAATAAGAAAATCCCATCTTGGGTAGAAAGTAACAACTTGGTGTCCTGTCATTGCAAGACCCATTGTCATTCCCATTTGAGTTTCTTCCATTACTGGAGTTTCAATCATTCTATCTTTTGGTAAACCTTCAATGGTTTTTGACATTGGGTTTCCGTAATACACAATCTGTTGGCCAATAAAAATTGTAGATGGATTGCCCATACAAAGTTTCATAGCTTCTGTAAGTGCATCTACATATGGTGTAAATTCTGGTTTACTCATAATATATCTGTTATTTTATTAATTTTTAGTTTTGTATCGAATACCACAGATATTCTTGTATTTGTTTTGCTATTATTTTTAAAATCATGAAAAGTATTACCTATGTATAATATATCATCATTAATATTTTCTATTTTAGATATTTTATTATAGTTAAAAAATTCAAAAAATGAATTATCTGATGGCTGTATTTCATAAACATATCTGTTTGAATCGTGTGTCGAATCTTGATGGTATCCTAAACTATAATTTGGTGGATATTTCATTAACCAAATATTTAATAATTTAAAATTTTGTAATTTTTTGATTACATCATCAATTAAATTAGTATCAGTCAAATCTTCATCATAAGCAACATTATTTTTATCAACAGAATATAGTAAATATTGTTTTTTATCATTATGTTTTACAACATCCAATAATGAATCAAAATCATTCTTATTAAAAATTTTATTTTTTACTAACTTTGGTAATTCTATTTTTTTAACATTTTCGTAATTACTTTTTTCTAATTCTTCAATAATAATTTTTGTTAAATACTCATGACCCTTAAGATTAAAATGTGTATCACTATTTGAGAAATCCGCACCAATTGTTCTATAATCTCTTTTTTCGTTTACTACTAACATAGTATGATAAAAATCCAATTTATTATCATATAAAATAGTTCTACTTTTAATTTCTTCTGAAAGTTCTAATGTAGAATGCTCACCTCCCAAATCCATGTGAATAAATCTTATTAAGATATCTTTTTCTTCTACAAACTTAATTAATTTATTAAATTCATCTATTTGTTTGTTATCATCTCCAAGTTGATTATATCCTCTTGCAAAACTTGTACTCTGAACTATAATACAATCGGTGTTTGGATTTTCTTTTAACTTTTGATAAATCCATGTAACCATTAATGGATTTGAATTTCCATTCCTAGCAGCCACGATTGGTTTTCTTCCAAAGTAATCAGCAACTTTTGTTGCAAATCTATTATCTACATTATATTGATAATGATGTGGTAATAATAATTTGTCATAGAAAAACCCATCACGAGGATGTTTATCATCATTAAAACCACCATATAAATGCAAACTTTGTCCCCATGTATAAGAACAACCTGCAAATATCATTGTTGAAATCATTACGGTCTTGAATTTGGGTCAAACTGGTCTTTGTTTTCTTTATACCAACGAAGTGCATCTTCTAATCCACTTCTTAAATCGTATTTTGGTTTCCAACCAAGTTTTAATAATTTTTCATTTGATAATAATCTCTTTGGAATCATCGGTGCTTTATTGTTAACAAACTCAATTGGATTGTCGTTCCCCTCAATCTCTTTGATAAGTTCTAACACTTCCATTACAGTATATCCTTTACCAAAACATACATTGTAGATATCATAGGTATCCACATTTTCTGCAACTGTGATAAATCCACTAACCATATCATCAACATGGATGATATCTCTTACCTCAGTACCATCGCCCCAAAGTGGAATTGGATTTAAATTATCTGCAACTTTTCTGATATTCGCAGGTGTTACATGACACTTTTCAAAATCGTACTTATCATTTGGTCCAAACGAGTTAGATGGTCTGATAATTACACATTGCATTGGGTCATGGATTTGATTTGAAAAGAACTCACAAAGAGTTTCTCCATATCTCTTCATCCAACCCACTGCTTTGTAAACAGGATAGATGTTTGGTGTTTGTACATTCATATCTTCTGTGCAATACTCTTCACCAACATCTGGATATGTTGTATTAGAAGAAATAAACATAAACTTACGAACTTTGTTTCTCCAACTTTGTTCCATAAGGTTTGTATTCATTTCAACATTAGGAGTAACATGAAGAAGTGGATTCACTTTTGTATCTAAAGCATTTGAAGTATTTGCTGCTGCATGAAATACAACATCTACATCCTTTGATACTTCTTCACAAAATTCTGCAGTTCTTAAATCTCCTTTTAAAAACTCAACATTTTCACATCCTTCGAAATCGTTTCTTAAATCTCTACTCCAAGATGTTGCTCTAAGGTTGGTGTACCCATTTTCGTATAACATCTTGATTAATCGTGAACCAATAAATCCACTTGCACCTGTAACTAAAATTTTATCTGTTTTGTTCATAATATTTGTATGTTTCTTTTATACCTTCTTCGAATCCAAGTTTTGGTAATAATCCGAATTGTTCTTGTATCTTAGTACTCATTCTTCTTCTCATATCACCATTGGGTTTGGAAGTATCCCAATTTATTTTTATTTCTTTACCACTAACCTTAGCAACAGTTTCAATCATTCTTTTGATTGATATTTCTTCACCACTACCTAAGTTAGTTGTTATATGTAATTTATCTTCTAAACATTTGATACAACCATCTGCAACATCTCCAGCGTATATGAAATCTCTTGTTGGTGTTCCATCTCCCCATGCTTCAATCTCACCATCGGATTCATAAACCTTTCTACAAGTTGCTCCGATTACAGTTGCACCTTCACCGAAGTTATCATATTCACCAAAAATATTTGCTGGTCTTACGATTGTCCAATCTTCCCAATTGTGTTGTACTTTATATGCCTCCAAATAAATTTCTGGTATTCTTTTACTCCACGATGGAAACCAATCGTTTGGTGATGGAAGTGTTTTCCATACTGTATCTTCTACAAATTCTTCTGCTGGTTCATAAACGCCAACCGAACTCATAAATACTAACCAACAATTGTGTTTGTGAGAGTTTTCTATAATATTTGTATTAACTTTTATAGATGGTTCAAGAAAATCCAATGGTCTTTCTTTTGCTCTGATTGGTGAACCTTTGATTCCAAATGCATTTACAACTCCATAAAAGTCAAATTCTTGAAAAAGAGCTTCAACCGTTTCAACATCTCTTAAATCTAAGTTTAAAAATGTAAAATTTTCATTTTGTGGTAAGTTTGTAGATTCTTTAATATCTACACCAACCACTATGTATTCTTTTTGTAGAAGTTTGTTTACCAAGTGAGTTCCAACTAAACCACTACAACCTGTTACTAATATTGTTTTACCACTCATTTTCTATAACCTTAATATTTTTATCCATCATATCTTCTTTGTATATTTTTTTAAGATGGTTTCTGTTATATATACATATATCTAAAACAGAAATGTATAATTCATGTAACTCATCTAATGATAATGAAGATAATTTTTTAATTTCATTTGTAATTTTTAAAAATCTCTCAACATTATCTTCTTCTTCATCATAAGATTCATCTATAATTTTATCAAAAGTTTTAAAACCAAATTCTTTTAATTGTTTTAAAAATCCTTTATTGGAAAAAACAATAAATGGCTGTAATCCAATTATTGGTTTTGAAATCTTTTCAGTAAAAAATAATATATCATCTTCAAATGAAGTTTCAGTTACAATATGAATATAAGAATCTAAATATTCTTTTTTTCTGTAGCAATTTAGAGTAGAAAATCCCATTTTATTTTGAAAATCATGTGTATCAATCTCAATTGGAATTTTTTCATTCATCTCATCTACATATTTTGTTAAATGAGATAGTTTACTACCTTGTGTATCTATACTATATTGTTTATCTATTTTTCTTATTGCGGATAATATAAATTTATCTAATAAGTTTTCATGTCTTAAATATAACAACAACCAATGTCTGTGAAATCGTTGTGTGTTTCTCATAAAACACAAAAAATGTTTATTTCTTTTTGTATTTTTACATTCTGATATATTTGGTACTGAGATTGGGTAACCCAAATCAGTAATTCCACCATCTAATAAATTAAATGTTTCTGCAGAATGTATAAAATAGTGATTTGAACCAAAAAATCGAAATTTTGTTTTTTCTTGTGTATATCTAAAGTTTGATTCCATGCAGATTAAAGATTCATTTTTAATATCAAATCTTTTTAGTTCTTTTTCAATATTATCTATTATTTCGTAATCAAATGTAATCGATTCTGAAAGCGATGTTAGAAGGATTTTACACTTACCTTCTTGTATTTTTTTTAATAACGAGTTTGGTAGTGTATCTAAAATAGTTTTCTTTGTATAATCATCTTTTATATAAAAATTTTTTAATCCTTCAAAACATTCAATATAAAAAATGTTTTTTTTACCTTTTTGATACTCATTACTAATTTGATATGAGGTGCCTGTTAGCCAATTTTCAAAAATAGATAAATGAAACAATGGAACATTATCATCTTTTTTATGAACTAACCCCTCACCATTATATTTGGTATTTGGTAACTTAATAAAATTTAAAATACTACCCATTTTCCCGTTCCATAATGTGGGTACTTAGATTCGTATTTATAATATATCACATCTTCTGGTACATCTCTCTGAATCCCATTCCATGTATCCAATGTTGGTGTATTTGTAGATACACCATTATCTTCTACCACAAAGTGAAGTGGCAAATCATAGTTTCTTGCATATTTGTGAACTTCATAAAAGATTCCACTTTCAAATGCCATATCACCCAAAAATACCCAAACTTTATCATCACCACCATTGTACTTAATTGATTTAGCAACTCCCAATGCAATAGGTAAAGTACCAGTTACAATTGCAGATGCATAGAATTTGGAATCTTTATCTACAATTGTGATTGATTTACCATCAAGAATTTTTTGTTTTAGTTTATCTTTTTCCACACCATGTAAAAGTGCATGATAGTGAGACCTCCAAGTTGAAAATACCCAATCAGTTGGAGATATTTTTTTGAATATTTCTATTAGTTGTTCTTCGTTTCCATTTGATAAATGTATAGGACCTGTAATTTCTCCATTTTCCCAATGAGAAATGATATCATCTTCAAAATTGATTAAATCCTCTTTTGAATAATTGCCTTCTGACCATCTATCTTCGTGATAATTTAAATTTTTAATTTCCATTTGCATCTCGTTTTGATAAGATTGGATTTTGTACTGGCCAATCTATGTTAAATCTTTTATCGTTAAATAAAATTGTCTTTTGTTTATTTTCGTCATTATATTCACCTTTATATGCCATCTTATAATGAAAAATAGAATCATCTTCCATTACAAAGTGTCCATTTGCAAACATAGGCGGTACAAGAACTTGTGTACCCGTTTCAGGTGAAATTATAAATGATTCCCATTTACCATAAGTTAATGAGTGAGGTCTAACATCTAATACTACAAGATAAATTTTACCATGTAAACAACTTACTAATTTCCAAGTTTTATCATCATAGTGCAATCCCCTTAAAACCGCGAACTTAGATTTTGAATATCTATCGTGTTTAAATTGCAATCCTTCGTTTCTTTCGTTAGCAGGTAATAATCTATCATAGTAATCTGAATGATATGTTGTAGAAATACTACCCCTATATTCATGATATATTGAAGGTTGTACTATTTTTATATCATTAAGAACACTGCCATTGTAGAAGTGAAAATCATTCCAGCTTCTTTCTTTATAAAATATACTTCTATTTAATGCCATAACCTAATGGAAAATCATTTCTATATTTTGAACTTAAATCTGAAATTAGTATTGTATAAGTTTTAATCAATTCACTAATTCCATCATCTAAACTATATTGAGGAATCCAACCATTAGATTCTAACTTCGAATTTGAAACAATATAATCTCTCTTATCGGGGTCTTGATAATTTTCATTATAAAATATTTCAAATGAAGGAATCTGTTCTTTGATTG